AGAGGTTCTAAGGTTGAAACATTACCAGGTGGTACTAACCTAGGTGAGATTGATGACCTGAAATACTTCACAAACAAATTGTTAAGAGGATTAAGAATACCAAGCAGTTACTTGCCAACAGGAGCAGATGATTCGCAAAGCAGTTTCAATGATGGCAGAGTGGGCACAGCATACATTCAAGAATTAAGATTCAACAAATACTGTGAAAGACTACAAAATCTAGTATCAGATGAATTCAATCAAGAATTTAAACGTTATCTTTTAGAAAAAGGTGTAAACATTGACACAGCGATGTTTGATATCAAGTTCCAACCACCAATGAACTTTGCTTCTTATAGACAAGCAGAGGTAGACAACAACAGAATTTCCACATACACACAAATAGCCACTGTGCCATTTGTTAGCAAACGTTATGCTCTATCAAGATTCTTAGGATTGACTCCAGAAGAGATGGCAGAGAACGAAAGAATGTGGAGAGAAGAGAATGATGAATCGATGCAATCTAAACCAACCACTTCAGCAACTGAATTGAGAAGTGCAGGTGTCAGCACAGCAGGCATCCAAGCAGATTTAGATGCGGCAGAACCAACTGAAGATCCTGGTGCTCCAGGAGACGACAATGCACCAGCACCAACAGGAGATGCAGGTGGCGGAACTCCAACTCCGGGCCAGTAGCGATAAATAATTTTATGATATTGCGTGAACTTTTTTATTACGATCAGATTACCACAGAGCCAGGCGAAAGAAAAGAATACGACGCCGCTGATGATCAGTCTATTATGTCATTGGGTGACACACGTAAAACTAGACTTTCATTAAAACAGATCAACAAAGCCAGAAAAGCCGGCGAATTCCACAAAGATGAACAACAAAAAGAGTTAGAATTTGTGAGACAGATGTACGGCGCCGCTAATCAACCGGAAATGTAATAGATGTCTATTGCTTTTGTATTAGGCAATGGTCTCAGTCGCAAACCAATTCCTTTAGAACCACTACAACAATACGGCAAAGTGTATGCCTGCAATGCAGTATACAGAACTTACACACCCAACTACCTGGTAGCAGTTGATGCCAAGATGATCAATGAGATCTGCACAGCAGGTGCTCAGTTGAAAATGCCTGTTTGGACCAATCCAAATAGAGCATATAAAAAGTACAAAGGGTTAAACTTCTTTGAGCCCAGCATGGGATGGTCATCTGGACCCACAGCACTGTGGTTGGCATCCAAACACATGCATCAATTGATATTTTTGTTGGGTTTTGACTTCACTGGCACCACAGAAGGCAAGTTGAACAACATATATGGAGACACACCCAACTACAAAAAGAATTCAGACACTGCCACATACCATGGCAACTGGAACAGGCAAACCAGTATTATCCTACAGAAAAACTCCTTAAAGAGATATATACGAGTAGTACCAGAAGGCACTGATGTTTTTGAGGCTAAAGACCTTAAAAAATTTACAAATTATAGTGAAATCACAGTGCAAGAGTTCAAAAGACGCTATCATTTATAAATTCTGCGTCAAACGGGCCAGTATCGGCCCATTATCTACCTATTTTTTTACCTATCGGTTAAATAATACATGACAGTCTTATCATAAACAGTTAAACAGGAGAAACCAATGTCAGATAAAAGCAAATTCGAGCAAATGCTTGAAAAACTAGTCGCTGACGATAGAACAGCGGCAGAAGAAATTTTCCATGATATCGTTGTGGAAAAATCAAGATCAATTTATGAAGGTCTTTTAGAAAATGATATCAAAGATATCGAAGTAGAAGAAACTTCAAAAGAAGATTCAAAAGAAGAAGAAACAACAGAAGAGTCTAAAAAAGCAAAAGAAGACGAAAAAGTTGAAGAAAAAACTTCTGAAGAGTCTAAAGAGGACGAAGCAGTTGAAGAAGCATCAAAAGACGAAGAGTCAAAAGATGAAGAAGCAACAGATGAGTCTATCTTAGACATCGAAAACACAGAAATTGCACCAGCAGAAGCACACGGTGGAGACGCAACAGACGATATGGTTGCTGACATCGAAGCACCAGCAGGTGATATGGATAAAGGCGACGATTCTGAAAACGGTGAAGAAGAAATCGAAGACAGAGTTGTTGATTTAGAAGATGCTATTGATGACCTTAAAGCCGAATTTGAAAAAATGATGGGCGATGAGGACAAAGGTGACGACGCAGAAGGCGACGACGCTGAAGATAACGGTGAAGAAAAAGAAGACGAAGCCGTTGTAGATCAATCAGCAGAGGGAGAAACTTTAGAAGTTGCTCCTGAACTTGGTGAACAACCAGCAGTAGAAACAGCAGAGCCAAAATCAGCAAGTGAAGAAATTAGAGAATATGTGAACAAAGTGGGCGTAACGCACACAGACGGTTCAGATAACTCTAAATCACCAGTTGCTGGCAAAAACGATATGGGCGGAACGGCTTCTAACATCGCTAAAGGCGGTGAGGAAAAAGGTGGTAAAGCACCTGCTCCAAAAGAAGACAACGCAGGTAACGTTAATGTACCAGGCGCTAAAGCGAAACCAACTGCGGCACCAAAGGCCAAGACTAACACAGAAGATGATAAATCTGCGAAGTCAACAATTGGCAGTTAATAAGGTAATATAAGGAAAACGGATGTTATCATTACGTGAGACGCTGACTTTTGACCAGGCGGGAATAGTCGTTGAGACTAAGGACGAACACAACGGTAAATCCCTTTACATGAAGGGAATCTGCATTCAGGGAGGTGTTAAAAACGCCAACCAGAGAGTGTATCCTGTTAACGAAATCCAGAGGGCTGTCAGCACACTTAACGATCAAATCACTGGTGGATACTCGGTGTTGGGCGAAGTGGATCATCCAGAAGGACTTAATATTAACCTAGACCGTGTCAGCCACATGGTAAATGAAATGTGGATGGACGGACCAAACGGATACGGAAAATTAAAAGTATTACCGACCCCTATGGGACAACTGGTTAAAACAATGCTGGAAAGCGGAGTTAAACTGGGTGTGTCTAGTAGGGGTTCTGGTAATGTGAAAGAAGACGGATCCGGACAAGTATCAGATTTTGAAATAATCACCGTGGACATCGTAGCACAACCATCGGCGCCAGGAGCATATCCTGAACCAATCTACGAACATCTGATGAATACAAGAGGTGGTTTAAAAGCATTTAACACAGCAAGGGACACAAAGGCACAAAAATATCTTAAAGAACAACTAATAAACATAATTGGAAAACTCCAATCTAAATAGGAGAAAATGTAATGTTAGAAGCACTGAAATCACTTTTTGAAAACAACGCAGTTTCGGAAGAGATCAGAGCAGAAATTGAACAAGCATGGAACCAGAAAGTTGAAGAAAACAAACTTTCTGCCACTGCTGAACTTCGTTCAGAATTTGCTGAGAAGTATGAACACGACAAAGCAAATTTAACAGACGCTGTTGACAAAATGGTATCTGAAAGAATCGAAGCAGAAATGGCAGAGTTTGCGGAAGACAAGAAGCAATTAGCAGAAGAAAAAGTTAAGTATGCTACTCAAATCCGTGAGCATTCAGACAAACTGAAGTCGTTTGTGTTTGAACAACTGAAAGGCGAAATTGCTGAGTTACACGCAGACCAAAAAGTGATAGCAGAAAATTTTGTTAAACTTGAGGAATTCGTGGTAGAAGCTCTATCTAAAGAAATCGCTGAATTTCAAAAAGACAAACAAGACGTTGCTGAAACAAAAGTACGTCTTATCAGAGAAGCGAAAGCACATTTTGAAAAAGTTAGAAGTAACTTTGTGAAAAAAGGTGCTGAAAAAGTGTCAGAAGTAGTGGGCAAAACTCTTAAAAAAGAGATTGCTTCATTAAAAGAAGACATTGACGCGGCTCGCAAAAATGACTTTGGTCGCAGACTGTTTGAATCTTACGCTCAAGAGTACACACAATCATTCTTGAACGAAAAAGGTGAAACAGCCAAACTTCTAAAAGTAGTTGATGTTACAAAACTACAGGCGGAAGAAGCGAAGAAGACTGCCGAAGAGAAACAAAAAATGGTTGAAGCAAAAGAAAAAGAAATTGCTGAAATCAAAGAAGCGGCAGAGAGAGAAAAAGTGATCAATGAGTTAATACAACCATTGAACTCTGAACAAAAAGATATAATGAACAATCTACTGGAGAGTGTACAGACGGGTGCTTTACGAAAGCAATTCGAAAAGTACATACCGGCTGTATTAAACGGTAGGACTCCAGCGAAAAAACAGGCGTTAAAAGAAGGCACAGAAGTAACAGGCGACAAACAAATTAACATTGTAAACGGCAGTCAGTTCAACTCTAATCTAGTTGACATTAAAAGACTGGCGGGAATCTAAAAAAAGGAGAAAAACACAATGTCAGAACTAACAGAAACTCGCTGGCAGGATACAAAGAGTGCGTTATTAGAAGGTCTATCAGGCAATAAAAGAGCCGTGATGGAATCGACTTTAGAAAATACTAGAAAGTATTTGTCAGAGTCGGCAACTGCAGGTGCTACATCGGCAGGTAACGTGGCTACTTTAAACAGAGTGATCCTACCGGTGATCAGAAGGGTTATGCCTACTGTGATCGCTAACGAATTGGTTGGAGTTCAACCAATGACTGGCCCAGTTGGTCAAATCCACACACTAAGAGTAAGATACGCAGAAACAAACACAGGACCGGCTGGAACAGCAAATGATGTAACAGCAGGCGATGAGGCGTTATCACCATTCAAAATCGCTCAAGGTTACTCAGGTAACGATGCGGCTGATCCAGACGGAAAAGCAGATGCAACAGCGACTAAAGAAGGTACTGGTGGTAAAGCAATGTCAATCCAAATCTTGAAACGAACAGTTGAAG